ATGTACAAGGTCTCCGATCGTGACGGGCTGTATGTAGCCGTGCTGATCTCAGGCACCATCTCGTTTCGTTACGATTACCGCATCAACGGCCGCCGGGAGACGCTGGTTATCGGTCAGTATGGTCGTGACGGTATCACACTGGCTGAAGCCAGGGATGAACTGATAGCCGCCAAAAAACTGCTGAACGCAGGCCAGTCGCCGGCTGCGGCGAAGCGTGACGGTATCAAGCGGATCCGCGGCGCCGAAACATTTACGGTACATACCGACGCCTACATGAAACATGTGGTCCTGGCCGACAGCACGCGGTCTATGAAGCAATCAGTAATCGACCGGGATATTTTGCCTGTTCTCGGAAACAAAATGATGTCCGAGATAATGACCCCTATGGTGCGTGATCTTTGCGATCGCATAGTCGAGCGCGGCGGACGTGCGACGGCGGTGCAGGCGCGTGAAATCATCAGCAGCGTTTACCGGTACGCCAATGACCGCGGGCACGGGTTATTCAACCCGGCCGCAGATATCAAACCTTCGGCGATCGCCATGTTTAAACCGCGTGACCGTTGCCTGCAGCCGGAAGAAATCGGCGTGCTGTTCAGGTCGCTCGACACCGTCAGCACGTTGCCAACCTTAAAACTGGCTGTGAAGCTCATCCTGATCACGATGGTGCGCAAAACCGAGTTCATCATGGCGACGTGGAAAGAGGTAGATTTCAGCAAAGGAACCTGGACGATCCCATCTGACAGGATGAAGGGGAGCCGGTCGCACGTCATCTACCTGCCGCCTCAGGCGCAGGATCTGATGGTAGGCCTGCAGATGTGTGCCGGCGGGAGTGATTATCTGTTGCCAGGTCGCTACAGCACCAGTAAGCCGTTATCCAATGCCGCTCTGAACTCAGTCATCGATCGTGCGGTTGCTGCGGCAGCGGATGCCGGGGAGAGTCTGCAACCTCTCACGGTGCACGACCTGCGGCGCACAGCGAGCACGCTTTTGCATGAAGCGGGATTCCCGTCAGACTGGATAGAGAAGGCGCTTGCGCATGAACAGAAGGGCGTGAGGGCGGTTTACAACAAGGCAGAGTATTCCCGGCAGCGGGCCTACATGCTGCAGCAGTGGGCAAATATGGTTGATGCATGGATAAACGGGGAGCATTACGACCTGGTGCCGTTCTCCCCGTCTGCATTTGAAAAGTGGATGAATGAACAATAGTCCGCCCGGAGGCGGCTCATTGTGTCGCCTGCGAAGAATTCTCAAAGAGACCGCGCAGGAACTTAACCATCGCGTTTGCAGAATCCCGCTGCTCACGGTAGCGCGCCGCTTCTCGCTGCAGGTGAATGATCTCACCATTCCTCTGGTTGATAATGGCGCGCGCCTCTTCGAGTTGTCGTATCAGAGAGGCCTCTTCGGCAATGTTCATGCGGCCTCCGTCTTCACTACCGGCACGGCGCAGCCTGGCAGCAACTCAACCGCCGGCGCCGTGCACTGGTTACCCCACACGTCGAAACCGTGAGACGACTGGCGGGCAAAGAGCTCAATGCGCGGGACATCGCCAAGCAGCTGCACCAGTTTCTCGCGGATAATATCCGGTTTGCGCGAGTTCTCCAGGCGCGGAGTCGTGACATGCTGGCAGATTGAGGCATCCATGCGTGCCGGTAGTTTCCCGCGCACCGCAAACAGGCAGTCTTCGCTGTTCGCCCGGGTCATATGTCCCATGCCGATCGCACTGTTCCCTTTATGCTTGTTCGTCTTGTGCCAGGTGAATCCCTTCATGGTCATCAGGCGGAATCCCCAGGCCTCCATGACTTTCAGCGCCTCTACCGGCTGAGTCGGTACCCACCACATAGCCAGAAGGCAATCGTCGGCAGCCAGTTCCCACACAGGCAGCCGGCAGATATCCAGGTAATTCATAACTGGATATTTGAAACCGGCGCCGCGGTCACCGTCAGCGGCCTTGTCGCGGTATGCCCATGGTGGATCCGCATAGATCAGGGTGTATTTTCCGATCATGCTGCACCGCCTTCGCTTTTTTCCGCTTCAACCGCCATCTGCTCAAGCTTTCGTGAAAGCTCGGCAGACAGTGACTGGAACTCTTCCTCTGTCGCTACCGGGATCGGAACAAAACGGATGCCGATATGCGCTAGGCCATGTGCGGCCTCAAGGCATTTTCTTAAATCAACGGGAGAGGCTCTATTCATGCTGCCACCTTCTTGCTATTCAGTTGCTCCGCCAGGCGCTGAGCCTTCAGCGGGTTCTGGATAACCTGGCCGCCGGGCGCCAGCCAGCCACGGCGCACGGAAGAATAAACCAGCGTGATACTTCCTACGCGAATGCTGTCGTGTGGGTTAGTCATAAATCACCCCGGAGGTGGCGCAGATCCCGGCATAGCATCCCTGGCGAAGCCGGTTCCCGCGGCCAATGCACTGATCTCGGCGTATAGCGATACGGGCCCGCTCAACCTCGCCAGTGGCCGCATCCATGCACTCAAGCCAGAGGCGAGCGGCCAGGCGGTACTGGCCTTTGTTCTCGCGAGCAATAGCGCGCTGCTCGATCTCCATTGCCGCCGGCGTTACGGCGACAAGAGGGGGCGCTTTGCGCTGCGAGACATAATCCGCGTGGTATTTTTCCATCCGATTGATCGTATCCAACCCTCTCGAAAAATTACCGCCAGCAGGAACAGCCAGGCGGATACGGCGGCCAGGTACAGAAACCATCCTGACCACCTTTCCCAGTACCTCGCCAGCGACGTCACGCCGCATTACCAACCGTGCGAAATACTCGTTGCTCAAGCGGAGGCTTTTTTCCAGCAAACTCCGTTGTACCGTTCTGCTGACGTTCATCCAGCCAGCGCTCGATCTCTTCGCTGTTCCAGGCACAGCGCTTGTCTGTGATCCAGAAACGCTTAGGGAACTCCCCGTTTTTCTCCATGCGGTCGATAGTGCTCATCGATACAGGCACCACCTCCAGTAGTTGCTTTCTGTTAAATGCACCTTTCATCGTTACCTCTCTTTTTTTCAGTGCGGCGCGCCCGGCGCCGCGGTGGTGGTGTTATGCAAATTCAGGACGCATATCGTTAAGCGTCGTCATGAATCCCTGGTGGTATTCATCGCCTAACTTTTCAGCCAGCGCGTTTATTTCGTCTTCTGCCCGCTTAAAAAGCGCCTTTGCATCATCCACAGAAGGATCGAGGCTGTTCAGAATGGCGCTAGCGTATTCACGTGCTTCTTCTCGATCAGATTCAGAAACTGCTGTCATGCTCTGCTGCTCATCGTCTACGACGGAATACTCACCGGTGATAACAGCTGCGTTATCCTGGCTCAGGCCGGCTTCAGCTCGTTCATCCATCACAACCGCTTTTTGCAGTTCGATAGAAACAGGCAGGTATTTAAACAGGCGACGGATCACCGTCTTTTTGGCCATCTCGTCAAAGTGGTCCACCCACGGTCCGCTGCTTCCGGCTTTGCTCAGGGCACGAACTTTCTCAACGTCTGCCCGGCTCATAACTTCGAACTGAACGCCGCCATCTTTCAGGCGTGCAACGGCGTAAACATGCGTAAGTTCTCCTCGGTCACCGGTCTCGCAAGGTGAATGCTCGAGCGTTTCTTCCAGTCCGTATGAGTAACTGAATTTGTCGTTCGCATGGACTGTGCGCACTGATATGCTCAGGATTTGACCTGACCGACGGGCGAGGTCAATCATTCCGCGATAACCAATAATCAGCTGCGCTTCTGTCGATACAGTTTCCCAGCGGCCATTTACTTTCTGGCGTTTGTCGAACGGAATCAGGTATGCATGGCCAAGTGCACCGCCCGGTTCCAGCCCGAGTTGAGCACATTGCATAATTGCCCCGAGGAAACTGGCCTGGTCACATGCGGCCAGTTTTGGAACCTTGCGGATCTCAGTGGTAGCGATTCGTGCAAGGCGATCTGCAGTCATGTGCTTAGGAAGCGCTAAAGCCATTTGAGCCTTAATTTTTGGATCTGCGAGCAAGCCAGCCAGAGTGGTTGGTTTGTCGCTATGCTGCGCGACCTGGTTTCCTGTCGCAGCTGCCTTAAGTGCGTTGGTAGACATTTTTTCTCCTTACTTCATTCTGAAAACGCGTGATGTCGTTGCTGTTTTGAATTTTTCGAATAGTTCTGGGTGTGCCGCCTGAAATAACTGCTGATCAAACCGGTTACTTACCTGAGATTTCCAGGTGCAGATCGGCTTTCCGTCCAGCGTCAGAATTGAGTTATCCTGCATATAAATCTTCAGTTTCTCTTCTGATACAGCTATTTCTGCTTCCAGCGCTTTGCAGCGTGACTTCATATCTCTAAGGTCGTTGTATAGCGACAGAGCTTTACCGTCTGCCTCAATACTGGTACCGGCGTCCTTCTCACACATCAGCGAAATATCGCTTACGCTGGTGGCCTCCGGCGGGTTGAGGTTTATCACCCTGTCCCAGAAAGCGACCTCTTTCTCGAGAATGGCCTGGATGGTTTCTTCGTCTCGCTCAACACGATAGATACGGAAGTCATCACCCCCGATCAGGACGCCGAATACACATACCTGCTTCCCTGTAACCATTAGCCCATGCATGGCCTGCGCCGTGTAATGCACCGGGATAGCATCTGTCTGAACCTCTCCCCATTCTTTGGCCTTGAATGGGCTCACTGTTTTGATCTCGATGTTTTCTCCGGTAGCCGCTTCTGCATCGATCTCTGCTGCGATAAATCCGTAATCACGATGGATATACCGGTTACCGCGGTGAATAATTTCTAGGCCCGTCTCTTCAGAAAGCAGGTCAATTACATATGGCTCCATACGCTGGCCACGCGTGAAAACTTTCTGCTTTGAAGGATCTACTGGTTTGATACGTGGCTGAACCTTATCCAGATACACCTCAAGCGGAGTGCGCCATGGGCTAATGCCGAGAATACCGGCGACATCACTGCCGCCGAGATATTTGGTTCTGTCCATGCTTCCAGCGTTCTGCATCATGCCGCGTTCCTCGCCGTATCCAGTTGGTCAGCCAGATCCCACTTGGCAATGATGCCGGTGAGTTCCCGCTGACACGCAGCCAGGCATTCTTCAAACTCAGAGCTCATCATCAGCTCTTCCAGGATCTCCGCGCGCACGCCTTTGCGCTCCAGTTCGTAGAATGGCTTTTGCAGCTGATGGAACTTGATCGCGTCGATAAGCTCGACGTGGCGCTCGTACAGCATCTGGTTAAGCTGGTAGTCGCCGTCGATGTTGTTCATGATTTTTTTCAGGTTGTTAATCTGCTGAATGTTCACTTGCTCACCCCCATACCCATTTCCGTTTTTGCTGCCAGTTTGCTGACGAACGCCCAGCTGATTGCTTCCGGCAGCGTGCGAAACTTCCAGCTCATCAGCCCGCATGCCGTAACGCAGTACCAGCCGTTAATGATTTGCCATTGCATACACACCTCACTATTACCATTTGGTAAATATCAGGGGTATGAGAAAGCCACCCGGTGGTGGGTTTCTGGTAATTCAACGCCCTGTTGTTACCGTTAAGGTAATAATATGATCAATTTTCGAATTAGTCAATAGATGTGACGAGGAAAAGTTTACCAAAATGGTAAATGCATGAGGCGCGGGAAGTTATCCACCCGGCAGGATTGCAGGAGTGGCAGGTAGATTAGAGGCTTACTGGTTCTGGCTGACGATGAACTTGATGAAGGCGGTGATCTTGTTTTTCTCTTCCTGCGGCAGTCTGGCGTATTCGTGGTGGTCATAGTCAATCAGACCAGCATTGCCAGGCGGCAGGATCAGCTCATATGCATCGCGGCCGAACGCCCGCGCTATAGCCGCCAGTACGCCAATGCTGGTTGAACCTTCTACGTTCAGGATGCGATTTACGGTCGCCTGACCGATGCCGGCCGCTTCCGAAACCTTTTTCTCAGAGTTCAGATTCGGATGCTCTCCCATCCATACACCCAGGGTAAAAGCTGCCTGCTTTTCTACGCTCCATTCCTGCGGGTCGATAATCTTCGGAAGGATCGGGCTGTCAGAAAGATGGTCGACATCCAGCCAGAATCGCTCTTTCCTGGTGAAAGCTTCGATCTCGCGTGCGACGCTTGCGCCGATATTTTTTGTCCCTTTGCTCCACCTGTTAACGAGATTCGCTGATTTTTTGAATCTCTCGGCAAACCGGAGTTGTGTGTTATCGAAATCCTTCCGGATTATCTCGTTGAGGTTGTCGCGTCTTATGTCGTAGATGCTTTTCATTTCTATTTTTTTAGCCTGAAATTGTTACCTAACTGATTAAATTTAATAGAATATTACCATAAAGGTAAACTTACCAAAAAGGTAACAGTCATTGATTTTTACACCAGATTGGTAATAATCAGGCTGTCTAAAGTTAGTCCGGGACTAAAAAAATATGAGCGATGTGCAAAAATTTGACTTCAAACGCTGCTGGCTCGACCTCTCTCCGGCAGAGCGTGAAGAGTTCGCAAGTGACGCCGGCACGACCAGCCACTACATTCAGGTTCACCTGACTGGCCGTAGAAGAATCCCACGTAAACCTCTGTTAGAAAGACTGTTTAAAGCCTGCAAATCCCGTAAGTGGATCTCCGCAAAATCCGACCTTGTCCTCTGGTTCCACGAACGTTAATCCTCAAAACTCACCCCTGCCGCCACCCCCAGGCGGCTCCTGCCTCTCCCTGAATACCAATCTGGTAATAATTATCCAAATACGGTTGATCTTTTTTTGGCTTGCTGCAAAATTACCGTAACCACAACCAGAGTGAGACAGGAACTATGGAGATCATTACTCGCGTCGAAGCGGCAAAGGCAGGACTAAAGCGCTACTACACAGGTAAGCAATGTAAGCACGGCCATGACAGTGAGCGATGGGTATACAACGGGCATTGTGTCGAATGCACCCTCGAGACTAACCGCCGCCGCCATGCTGAGATAAAACGGCTAATGCATGAGGCCTCAAGAGGTAATGCCGTGGAGGTGATCTGATGGCCCGCATTCGCACCATTAAGCCCGAGTTCTGGACCGATGAAGACATGGCAGAGGTATCAGAACCAGCCTGCTTGCTGGCTATTGGTCTGCTTAATTACGCAGATGATGAAGGCTATTTCAATGCAAACCCGAAGCTTATCAAAGCTGCAGTTTTCCCTATCCGAGAACCATCCGTTCCTATTCCGGTACTAATACGGGAGCTTTCCAACTGTGGTTATTTATCCATGTTTTCCACCCCTGATGGCAAGCATTTTGGGGTCATAACGAGTTTCCTTAAACATCAGGTAGTGAATAAGCCAAAAGAAAGCAAAATCAAAGGTTTACCCCTAGTACCGTATGAGTACGGTACTGATACGGTACAACTACCATTAGGAATGGATCAGGGATCAGGGATCAGGGAAATAAAAACCCCTCTCTCTGCGCGCGAAGTAATTCAAGTCCCTCCCGTTGTCGTTCCTGGTATCGGAGAACCAATCGGCAAATTCACCATGCATGAAAACTGGCAGCCGTCAGAAGACTTTGTCATGCGCGCCAGAACATGGGGCCATGCGCTACCAGCTGACGGTTACAAGAAATCAGACCTGATCGAATTCATCACCTACTGGATGGCAGAAGGCAATGTGATGCAACACGTGCAGTGGGAGCAGAAGTTTGCCCGGCTGCTGATGAACAGGAAAAAAAGAGCGGCAGGAAAGCGCGGTGAAAGCTCTGACGATGACGTACCACACTGGAACAGCCCTGAAGGCTGGGAGGATTTCTTATGAGTAACGTATTCGCAGCAATTCAGAACCGTGATGCCCGCGCCCTGGCTCGCATGATGGGGCCGGACAATCACCAGGATCAGCAAGATAACGTTGTGAACATCAGCGCAGAGAGACTTGTCGATGCCCTGTTTAAACAGCTCAAGCAACTGTTCCCGGCAGCAGAGCAGACCAACCTTAAGACCATGCAGCAGGAGACCGACGCTAAGCGCCAGTGGATCGCCGCTTTCGCCGAAGGTGGTATCCGTACCCGCGAGCAGGTATCAGCAGGAATGCGCCATGCCCGTGCCAGTGAATCACCGTTCTGGCCGTCCCCTGGTCAATTTATCAAGTGGTGCAAAGACAGCAAGATGGTACTTGGCGTGAGTATCGAAGATGTGATGGGGGAGTTTCACCGCTACGCCAAGGAGAAAAGCCTACAGCCTGGCGGACCAGAAAAATTCCCGTGGCGCCACCCTGTCATGTACTGGATTGTGTGCGATACCAGGCGCGCGATGTACCAGCGTCAGTTGAGTGAGATTGAGGTTGAGAAACATGCGCGTAAGCTTCTGGACGAATGGGCATCAAAGGTCGCGGCAGGACAACAGATACCTGATCCGATTCTGAGCATCCAGTCGAAGCCAGAGCCTATAAGCACCCCTCCAGACCCCGGTGGCAATACCTACCATCCACCAGGTCGAAGTTTCGGATGCATGCCTAACGCGGCAACACTCGGAGGTATAACCCCGGCACAGTGGCTGATGGAGGAATACCGGCGAGGGAAGGCAGCAGGACTCATCAAGTAATACCGGCGCGGGAGCGCATTTTTTTACGCCTTAATGTTTACCAAAAAGGTAATAAAATATGCGCAAGACTATTGATATTGATCCGTTTATGGTTATAAATTACCAATAAGGTAAAAAGGAGGTCAGCATGCATCCGGTCGACTTCATAGAAAAGAACATCCGTGACACCTTCTCCGAGATGGTTACTCGATATCAGTGGCTCAGGGGGGGGCTAATGAGGCAGTTGATTTTTACCGTCGGTCATCCCAGCCAACCATGAAGAGCAAAGGGATTTATGACGATTGCCTGAGGGTGGCGAAGCTATACGCAAAATTCAGCGGCGACGCACCAGAGAAAGTAACGAAGGGGAAGCGCAATGCAAAGAAATATGCAGGCACTGGGGAGGCTCAAGGCCGGCCAGATGAACAAAACCGAGGAGGCCTACTGTATTTATCTCGAACTGCGTAGGCGCTACGGGGAAATCGCCTGGTACCGGTTCGAAGGCATCAAGCTACGTCTGGCTGACAACACGTTCTACACGCCTGACTTCGCCGTGATGCTGGCAAACGGCCAGATGGAATTGCATGAGGTGAAAGGGTTCTGGACTGACGATGCCAGGGTGAAAACCAAAGTCGCCGCCGACCAGTACCCATTCCGGATTATCGGAGTAACGAAGCTCCCGGCAAAAGCCGGCGGCGGGTGGAAGGTCGAAGAGTTCTAAAACAACGATCTTCATTGTTATCAATTGAATCAATAAGTTAAACGGGTAAGCGGGGGGTAAGTATGGAATTAGATCCGGATTGCTATAGCAAATACACACTGCGCTGGTTTGCAGTAGCGGTGAATGTGGTTTCTTGGATTGCGATAGCCGCAGTGTTCTGTGGGATCTGCATGTTTATTGAATGGGTGACAGCATGAACATCGAAACAGTAACCGAGCTCATTCAGTCGCTGGAGTCGGCAGGCGAGCTGTCAATCAGAGAGCAGAAGTTCCTGAAGCTGGCGAAAGCGTACCAGCAGCTGGCGGCGGAGAATAAGCGACTAACTGATGTCGCTCAGGGTGGCGCATTCGTAATGCAAAAGGCGCTGATGAAATATGAATTTGGCGTCGGCATGACCATGCAGGCAGAGGATTTTATTCGTGACGCCAGAGAAAAGCATTCCGCCACCGATCGCATTTTTGCAGAGACCGAGGCGCGCGGAGTTGAGAAGTTCGCGGCAAAACTTCGAATTCCTGGTGATGACGAGTTTTTTGACGCTTTGGCGAAAGGGGTTGCAATTGCTGCTGATGACTTCGCCAAGCAGCTGCGCGAGGGGGCCGACAAATGAGCAAGCACCTAAAACTAACTGACGCTCAAATCTTCACGCTTCGCCGTATGTATAACGGAACACGGTATTTCATGCGCGGCGACAAACAAAAAGGTGAGCAAGATAAAATCTCCCACCGCGTTAATTGCCCCTCTATTCCGGTGCTTTTTCGTGAGGGGCTAGTGAATTGGCGTAATCCAGCGTGCAGAAAATTTGATGGCCTGTATTACAGCGTGAATTTAACCCCTTCAGGCTTCGATGCAGTCGTAGATGGAAAAACCAGCAAGGAGCGTGCCGCATGACAACTGATATCACCGCACTGGCGAAGAGCCTGAAAGCGGCGGCCAATACAACTGCCGATGCTATCGACCGCCTAAAAGCATTCCCAGGTGACGAAATAATTGACCTTTCACAGCATGAGGATGAACAGATCGACATTGATATCACAACGATCAACGAGTGGTACGAGTTATCAAGTCCTGCCAACATCCTCGCGCTGGTAGAGGTGCTGGAGAAGGCGCAGGCCAAAGCAGATGTATATGACATGCTTAGGGATGACTACGGTTTGCGCGAAAAAGGTGTTGGACTTGCAGACTTCGTTGACTGGCAGGCTAATCGCATCGCCGAGCTGGAGTCCCTCACCGTCACTGTAGGAAACCTGCAGGAGAGCGCCTACAGAGCTGGCTTAACTGCTGGCTGGAATCTTGGGCTGGATAATAACAACGACGGGTTCAATAAATGCCTGGCGGCTCATACTGCTGGCTTCAAGGTGGGCTGAGTGATGTTCAAAATCGAAAGTTCCGAACAACGCCTCAAGCGGGTTCTCACAGAAAACGCCGGAAAATTCACCATCGACGAACACGGCGGAATCCATACCAACTGGCAGCATCCCGAAGTACAGGCAACTATGCGCAGGCACTTTGAGGCGCTCAGCAAAATTAAGGTGGACCGGAAATGAGCGAATTTTCACGAGAAACACTACTCAACATTATCGAGACTGACCATGTGCAATGCGGTGAGGCTTCGGTATTGGCACGTATGGCGCTGGCCGCAATGGACAGCGAGCCGGTGGCCTACATCTTTAAGCATCCGTCTGGAAAGCTATTCTGGGCACTGACGGATGAAAGTAACAAAGGACGGCGCGATGTTATGCCGGTTTACGTCGCCCCGCAGCCAGCGCCGGTAGTGATGGATGACACGAAACTAAGAGAGCTATTCGATTCCTGGTTTGCGTCAGATTGCTCTTTTGACCTGTCTCCTGAGGCGTCAGAGGCAGATAACATCGCCTGGCGAGAATCCTACTGGTACGTATGGAAACGTTGCCGCGCCGCCATGCTCGCAGCCGCGCCGCATGATACCCCCGCTCTCAACTCGGTGCAGAGCGTAGCTACCGTGCCGGGTAAATGGATTCCAGTAAGCGAGCGGATGCCGGAGGATGATGTATCTGTGCTCACATTCGACGGAATGTATAAGCGAGTTCATCATGCCATGTATGGTCATTGGCAGTGCTGGGAGCCAGAGAAAATCACCCACTGGATGCCGCTGCCAGCCGCCCCGCAGGAGGTTAAGCCATGACTGAGTTACGCGCAGGAGGTATGGCATTAATCATCGATAGCGCCAGCTCAGAAGAGATTGGCCGGTGTGTCAGTCTCATCAAGCTAATTCCTGTACGTGGGTCATTCACCTCACCACAGGGGCGACCCTCTAATAATGCCGGAGAAATTCCAGCCTGGTTTGTCACTGGCGATGTAAAGGCAAAGTTGGGGGATGATTCACCGATATGGGCCGGAAAGGGCTGGGCGCTTTACCCGCCGCAGTACCTGATGCCAATCGATGGCGACGACTTCAGCAATGAAGGCGAACACCAGAAGGAACGGGAGCATGCCTAAATCCCCAGCAGAACGCAAAGCCGCGCAGCGCGCGCGGCAGTCCGCCGCTGGCAATCGTAAAATTGAACTGGTGCTGGATGAACAGGAGCAGGAAATGCTGGCGCGCAATTGTGCCGCCAGGCGCCCTGGTCGCGATCCCTATGAGATGGCCGAGTACATCGCGTTGCTGATCCGCCAGGATGATGCGCGGGTGCGCGGCCGTATAAAGTCAATCAGCAAGCGCCGCTGCGGTAAGTGTGGCGATGCGCTTGATGATGTCGACGTGAAAGGGGTGCTGACGTTCCTGGTTAATCGCGCCGACTGGCAGCGAGAAGATGATATTCCGATCATGTAACATCCTGGCTGGCATGATAGTATTACCATAGCGGTAATAATTACCCGGAGTGTTACCATGCCAAAGGACCCGAAACGAAAATCAACGCAGTTCAAGCCGCTGACAGTCCAGCAGGAGGCTTATTGCCAGGAGTATGTGAAATGCCCTGAGAACCAGACTCAGGCGGCAATTAACGCCGGTTACTCACCAAATACAGCGGGCAAGTTCGCCAGCCAGAACATGCGCGATGCGCGTATTCAGAAACGAATTGCTGAGCTGATGGAAGACCGCAACAAGCGCCTGCGCGTCAGTGCCGATTATGTCCTGCTACGCCTGGTGGAAATCGACCAGATGGATGTGCTGGATATCCTGAATGATGACGGCGGGCTGAAGCCTATCCGCGAGTGGCCGAAAATCTGGCGAACCACGCTAAGCGGGTTTGACCTGTCCTCAACCATCATGAACATGGATGAGACCTCGATAGAGACCATCCTCAAGAAAATCAAATGGCCCGATAAGGTGAAAAACCTCGAGCTCATCGGTAAGCACGTCGACGTTAACGCGTTCAAAGAGCGCATGGAAGTTAACGTGAACGTCACCATTGCCGACCGCATTGCCGCCGCCCGGCGCCGCCTGAAAGAGCGCCAGGGTGGTGACCAGTGACAGACGCCGCTTTATCCCCGGAAGAACAGCTGATCGACGATATCGCCAGTTTCACCCATGACCCGCTGGGCTATGCGCTGTATGCGTTCCCGTGGGGGGAGGATGGCACCGAACTGGCGCACGCCTCCGGGCCGCGACAGTGGCAGGCTGACGCATTCCGCGAGATAGGCGAGCACCTGCAGAATCCCGCGACACGTCACCAGCCGCTGATGATTGCCCGGGCCTCCGGTCACGGTATCGGTAAATCTGCTTTCATCTCGATGCTGATTAACTGGGGAATGTCCACCTGCGAGGATTGCAAGGTGGTGGTGACCGCCAACACCGACAACCAGCTGCGCACGAAGACCTGGCCGGAAATCATCAAATGGTCGAACCTTGCCATCAACAAAGATTGGTTTACCTGCACCGCTACGGCGATGTACAGCAACGATCCAGGCCACGATAAACGCTGGCGCGCTGACGCAATTCCATGGTCTGAGCACAACACAGAGGCGTTCGCCGGGCTGCACAACGAGCGTAAGCGCATCATCGTCGTATTCGATGAGGCCTCCAATATTGCCGATCTGGTGTGGGAGGTTGCCGAGGGCGCGCTGACGGACGAGGACACAGAAATTATCTGGGTAGCGTTCGGTAACCCGACGCGTAACATCGGGCGATTCCGGGAATGCTTCCGCAAATACAAGCATCGCTGGAAGTGCGCGCAGATCGATTCCCGCACCGTGGAAGGTACCAACAAGCAGCAGCTGCAGAAATGGGTGGACGACTACGGCGAGGACAGCGACTTTGTGAAGGTCCGCGTGCGCGGGATCTTCCCAGATGCGTCAGAGCTGCAGTTCATCCCTACCGGGCTGACTGACGAGGCAATGAAGCGCGTGGTTACCGCGGCACAGGTGGCTCACGCCCCGCGGATAATCGGCGTCGACCCGGCATATTCAGGCGTGGATGATGCAGTGATTTATCTCCGCCAGGGGCTGCACACCAAAGTGCTCTGGACCGGCAACAAAACCACAGACGATCTGATTATGGCGAAGCGTATCGCTGACTTTGAGGACCAGTACCAGGCTGACGCGGTGTTTATCGACTTCGGCTACGGAACCGGGCTGAAGTCCATCGGTGACGGCTGGGGCCGCACCTGGCAGCTTGTGCCGTTCGGCGGCGCATCGGCAGATCCTCAGATGCTGAATAAGCGCGGAGAGATGTTCAACGCCTGTAAGACGTGGCTCAAGCTCGGCGGCGCGCTGGATGACCAGGAGACGGCGGACGACCTGTCCGCGGCAGAGTACAAGGTGAGGGTAGACGGTAAGATCGTCATGGAGCCGAAGGAAGATATCAAAGAGCGTCTTGGCCGGTCTCCGGGCAAGGGCGATGCGCTGCTTCTGACGTTCGCATACCCGGTGACGAAGCGTTCAGATTTCCCTGCTGCCGGCGGCAAGCAGCCCAACGTGATCAGCGAGTACGACCCGTGGGAATAACAAAGCCCGCATTAGCGGGCTTGTTCGATTCTACGTGCAATGATTTGCCTCAGCTCATCGCGGATAAATTCTTTAAATTCCTTCAGTTGAATATCGCTTCTAAGGTAGATGCTTTCCTGGTGGAAGTGCCAGTCAATGCCATCAGGAAGGATGAAATCCCACTGCACGTATCCCGCATCAGTAAGGTGAACACGTTGCTTTTTGAAAAGCTGGTTATCACCATCAGCGTTAAGCAGCGCCATTGCTAACAACTCGTTTTCGTGTGAGAAGTGTTGTTCTTGCATATTCGGTCCTTATTTATCCCATTCAGGCAGTATACACAAAGCCCGCGCATCGGCGGGCTATTGTGACATGTCACGGTGTTATTTTTCGCTCAGTCTCTGCTTCAGCAGATAACCTTCCAGCATCCAGATTTTATTTACCGCATTCTCGCGGGCAATCTTGCGCCCGATTTCAGGGTCGAAGTTTTCAGGACTGGCGCAGGCGCTTTCACCGGTGACGGTGAAGCCGTTGCGCAGCACCAGGACGCAGAACGTCAGCAGAGAAAGTGATTCGTGCGGCTGGTAGTTTACCTCTCCGCCAGTATGTTTCGCTTTTATGGCTACGCCAAAGGCACCATCTTCTGCTGTGAAATATGCCTCCTGAGCAATAATGCTTTCGATATGGTCTGGCGTAACGCGGGGCGCCGTTAAGCCTTTAGCCTGAATTTCAGATTCAATGTCTTTGTCACTCATAGTCTAATCTCACCTTAAAAAAATGCCCGGCGAACCGGGCGAAACAGGGATGATGGAAAGTGCCGTCCTTGGCTGGGTGTCACAGGGTTTACAGCATGAAGTCATCGCAATGGCGTCCTGCTGTAAAAAGGGCGGTGGTCATAAAGGGAATAACTGCCACCGCCAAACTTGCACTGGAACTACGGGTATCACGGTCATGAGGCGTGATTCTGGTGTGGTGGCCGGAATCGAACCGGCTTCCATCGGTGCGCTGCCGATTGGGTTACGCGCATTTTGCGGTTAGTTATCTAGAATATTCACCGCAAAACTATTCCCTAGCTCGCCATTGAGCTTCACCACAACGGAAAGAGCACTGGTTTGGCTCGACATCAGATAGGGTGGAACAGCCATCAAATGCCCAATGCTCTTACCTGTTGTGCCCTCGTCTCTTCCGAGGTGTCACACCGTACCGCCACGATGGTGAGTCGCTGTCGTGCATGCAGGGCATGGCTTGCACATTCCGGCTACCCGCTGGGCCATGTACCAAGGAGCCCCCGGACCGCTATCGACGCATGTGCCATACGCCGGATGCTTTCACACCTGGAAGCGCACTCCGCCATCTGAGTAACGACAAAGCCACCAATGGAAGGGAATGGGGTGCGCTTTCATGTTGTGTTTACCAAAAAGGTAATAATTTATCGTCAAAAGGTCAATACACTACGACAAATAAATCATATGTGGTTAAATTGGTAATAATTTAAACGCGTATGGAGCGCAGCAAAATGTGCATCAGCAAGCCGAAAGTGAGTTCTCCGCAGGTTCAGGCGGCGCCGCAGGTTTCCGATTCTGCTGTACAGAACGCCGCTGATAGCGATCGTCGTCGCCGTGCCGCAGCGGGCGGGCAGAAATCAACAATCCTGACGTCGAGCCAGGGTGTAACGCAGCCTTCTGGCGGCACTCAGGGTAAGACCCTGCTCGGGGCGTAATCCATGGCCGAACTCTCTCCGAAACAGCATTACCTCAAACACCTGGGGCAGCTCAAAAATGAGCGCACCAGCTTTGAGGAGCACTGGCGCGAACTGGCGGAATTTATCGATCCGCGCAGCACGCGCTTTCTTACGACGGAGAGAAACAACGGCAGCAAGCGTAATAACCGCATCGTTGACCCTACCGCCTCTAAAGCTGCCCGCACTCTGCAATCAGGCATGCTGTCAGGTATCACCAGCCCAACCCGCCCATGGTTTAAGCTGGCAACGCCGGATCCGGAGATGATGCAATATGGACCGGTAAAACGCTGGCTTGATGTGGTCATGACCAGGATGAACGACGTCATGAACCGCTCTAACGTCTACCAGTCCCTGCCGATTATCTACCGGCACCTTGGTGTTTTTGGTACCGCGGCTATGGCGGTTCTCGAAGACGACGAAGATGTGATTCGTACTCATCCTCTGCCGATCGGAAGTTACTACCTGTCAAACTCGCATCGTTTGTCAGTCGATACCACGTATCGCGTTTTCTCCATGACTGCCCGCCAGATTGTTATGCAGTTTGGCCTGGACAACGTCAGTAACGCCGTACGTGGCGCCTGGGATAACGCGAACTATGAAGCATGGTTCGATGTGGTCCATCTGACAGAACCCAATATCGATCGTGTGAACGGCAAGCTGAATTCCCGTAACAAGGCATTCAAATCGGTGTATTTCGAGTTGTCCGGAGACGGTGACAAGCTTCTTCGGGAGGCTGGTTTTGATGAGCCGCCGATCCTTTCACCGCGCTGGGAGATTAACGGGGAGGACGTTTACGGGAGCAACTGCCCGGGAATGATGGCGCTCGGTACTGGTAAGGCGCTGCAGCTGGAGCAAATTCGCAAAGCTAACGCGATCGATAAGCTTGTTAACCCGCCAATGGTTGCCCCGACAGGTCTTAAAAATAAGCTGATCAACCTTGCCCCTGGCGGCGTTACTTATGTTGATGAGGTTGATGCTACCAAGCTAGTGCGTCCGGCTTACGCCGTCAGCCCTCAGCTTAATGACATGCTCGGCAGCATTGCTGATGACCGCCAAATGATTGAAGCCTGCTTCTTCTCTGACCTGTTTAACCTGTTCAGCACCATCAACACCAGGAGCATGCCAGTGGAAGCTGTGGCTGCAATGCAGGATGAGAAACTCCTGCAACTAGGCCCAGTCCTTGAGCGACTTAATGATGAATTCCTTGATCCTTTCGTTGATCGCACATTCAACATCATGGCGCGCCGCAACCTATTTCCTGAGCCTCCGGAAGAACTGCAGGGCACTCCTCTGAAAGTTGAATATGTCTCCATTTTGGCACAGGCCCAAAAATCCATAGGGATCAGTAGCGTTGAGCGCTTTGTTGGCTTTGTTGGGAATCTTGCAAAAGCCAATCCTGCGGCGCTCGACAAACTCAATATCGACCAGACGATTGACGAGTACGGAAATATGCTCGGCGTCCCGGCCACGATCGTTAACTCTGATGATGAGGTGCAAGATACGCGCGAGCAGCGTGGTCAAATGGAGCAACAGCAGCACATGATGGCTATGGCCCAGCAAGCTGGCGCAACCGCTAAGACCCTGAGCGATACCAACACCGCTGACCCTAGCCTGTTAAAAACCCTCTCTGATGCTGCTCAGCAGCCGGCGGTGACGCAATGACTGATTACCTGAGCGAAGAAGAGCGTGAAGAACTGGCAGCAGATGAGCTCAAAAGGCAGCAGTTACGGCGCGAGAACGAACTTAATGACCTGCGCCTCATCTGCGAGACAGAACACGGCCGCCGTTTCATCTGGCGCCTGATTGAGCAGGCTGGGGTGTGGCGTACGACTTATACCGGTGAGGCGCTCTCGGCAGCCTTCGCCGAAGGAAAACGTAACACGGGACTGAAAGTCTTTTCCGACGTGATGGAGGCGTGTCCCGATCAGTATCTGGCAATGGCCAAAGAGGCCAGCGAGGAATAGCGATGAATTTATTTGAGCGTCTGATGTATCGGCGTTTGTGCAATGAGCAGCCTGCAGATGGTGGGGCAGCTCCAGCAGCATCCGAACCATCCCCGACTCCTGCGGCTGAGCAATCTGAAGCAGCGCAACAACCAGCAGCAGATCCAGAACCTTCGCCAGCTGATGGTGATAAACCTGAGCCGACTGGCGATAAGCCAACTCCTTCTGCTGAACCATCGGTTCCAGAAAAATATGAACTAACGGCACCTGAAGGCACTGAGCTGGACTCAAAAGCTGTTGAGTTGTTTGAGCCCGTGGCGCGCGAGATTGGTCTTTCTAATGACCAGGCGCAGAAGTTGGCTGGACTGTGGCCACAACTGCAGGAGCAAATCCAGAGCCGCCAGGCTGAGTCGTGGGGGCAGCAGGTTGAACAGTGGGCAGCTGACACGAAGGCTGACAAAGAAATCGGTGGCGACAAATTAACGGTATCCGTCGGACACGCGCAGAAGGCGCTGGATACCTTCGCATCGAAAGAGTTCCGCGAATTCCTTGACTCGACCGGCCTGGGTAACCACCCGGAAATGGTTCGGGCGTTCGCAAAGGTAGGCAAGTTGATGAGTGAAGACAGTTTCGTCACTGGCCAGGGTAACGGATCGCCGAAAAACGATCTGGTCGAAGCGTTTTATCCAAGCAAAAAATAGTGAGGTGTAATCATGGCTTTAATTGGTCAGACGCTGCCTTCTCTTCTTGACGTGTACAGCCGTACCGACAAGAACGGGCGGATCGCTAAAATCGTCGAGCAGCTGGCGAAAAGCAACGATGTCATTACCGATGCGATTTACGTGCCGTGTAACGACGGTTCCAAGCACAAAACTACCATCCGTGCCGGTATCCCCGAGCCGGTGTGGCGCCGTTATAACCAGGGCGTGCAGCCTACCAAAACCCAGACCGTTCCGGTGACTGACACTACCGGTATGCTGTACGACCTGGGCTTTGTGGACAAAGACCTGGCCGATCGCTCAGGTAATGCGGACTCGTTCCGCGTGTCCGAGAACATGGGCAAGCTGCAGGGCTTCAACAACAAGGTTTCCCGCTACACCTTCTACGGCAATACCGATGCTGAGCCGGAAGCGTTCATGGGCCTGGCTCCGCGCTTCAACACTCTTAGCACCTCCAAAGCGGCCAGCGCGGAGAACGTATTCAGCGCCGGTGGTAGTGGTTCTACCAATACCTCCATCTGGTTCATGTCCTGGGGTGAGAACACCGCACACATGATCTACCCGGAAGGTATGGTCGCCGGGTTCCAGCATCAGGATCTGGGGAATGACCTGGTCAGCGATGCGAACGGCGGTCAGTTCCTGGCTTACCGTGATGAGTTCAAATGGCATCTCGGCCTGTCAGTCCGTGACTGGCGTTCGATCTCGCGCATCTGCAACATCGATGTCACCACGTTGACCAAAGATGCTGCAACCGGCGCCGACCTCATCAGCATGATGGTTGATGCGTACTACGCGCGTGATGTAGCAATGCTGGGCGATGGTAAAGAGGTCATCTACTGCAACAAGACCATCCATGCCTGGCTGCACAAGCAGGCTATGAATGCGAAAAACGTTAACCTGACGATCGACGAATATGCCGGTAAGAAAATCGTTTCTTTCCTGGGTATTCCGATCCGTCGCGCTGACGCCATCCTGAATACTGAATCAGCCGTAACGGCGTAAGGGGGGATCATGCTGCTCGACCAGCAAGCGCTTTTTTCCGCAGCTCAGGCCATTACGGCCACGGCTGCTTCGACCAACGTCATTGATACCGGCAGCAATAAAGATGTCGGTAAATATGGCGATATCCCGCTGCTTATCCAGGTAGTTGAAGGTTTCAACAACCTGACCAGCCTGACTGTGACGGTGCAAACCGATGACAACTCTGCATTCAGTTCCGCTGCGGACGTGCTGTCCATGACGATCCCTCTGGCGTCTCTGGTGCTGGGCTATAAGTCGCCGGTTATCAAGTTGCCGATGAAGATGGAACGCTACATCCGTCTGAACTATACGGTGACTGGTACTGCGCCGACCACTGGCAAAGTCACTGCGGGTATCACCGGAGGCGTGCAAACCAATGCCTGAGTACAAAGTCGCTAAGCGGTCATTCATCAATGGCCGCCTGCATGAGCCGGGCGACATCGTTACCTACGACGGTGAGCCGGGAAGTAATCTGGTTTCCGTTGATGCCAGCCTGAGCGAAAAGATTGTCCCGGCCAGTGCAGAAGAGTTGACCGAGCTCGACGATTTGCGCAAACAGTATGAAGAAATGTTCGGCGAAGCGCCGCATTTCAATACCAAAGCGGAAACTCTGAAGGCGAAGATCGCCGAAAGGCGAAAAGAACTCGGGGTGTAAGCCCTCATAACCAAAGGGGCGAAAGCCCCTTTTTAGTTGGTGGATGATATGGCATCAGTGATCAATATCTGCAATATCGCGCTGGCACGTATAGGCAACAGCCGGACGATTAATAGCCTCACCGAAAAGACCAAAGAGGCATATACCTGCAACCTGTTTTACGAGTCCATGCGCGACGCAGTTCTGGCAGACAACGACTGGAACTTTGCCATGTCGCGCGTTGTCCTGGCCGACCTTGGCGGCCCTGCGCCGGGATGGTTGTTCCGGTATCAGTACCCGACCGACTGCGCGCGCATAGCTGCCATATTACCGAAGTGGTTCACTGGGTCTCATATCGTTCTGCAGGATAAGCCTGTTTTTGAAGTTGGCAGCAATGAAGATGGCACTGGCCGCGTCATTCATACCAATGAGTCTCAGGCGGTACTGCTATACGTGAAAAGCATCACTGACCCGACGATGTTTGATGCCCTGTTCGCTGATGCTCTTTCGTGGCGTATGGCGGCAGAGATAGCCATGCCGATCGCGGCAAATGCCAGTCTCGGTCAGCAGGCAATGGCCAATTATCAGCAGGTGCTTACGGCGGCCATGCAACGCTCTCTTGATGAGGCGCATGAACCGCAGCAGGCGATGTCTGACCTTGCCAGTGCGAGGATCTGCTGATGGCCTATTCACTGGTGCAGCCGTCGCTTGCAGGCGGCGAGATATCGCCTTCACTGTATGGTCGAATCGATCTTGAAAAATACCAGACGTCATTGCGCCGCTGCCGCAATTTCATCGTCCGGCAGTCAGGCGGCATTGAAAATCGTCCCGGTTTCCGGTTCCTGGGGAGCGCGAAATATGCAGACCGTTACTGCCGGCTAATACCGTTCCAGTTCAGTGTATCGCAAACCTATGCGCTCGAGCTCGGTGATCACTATTTCCGTGTCTGGTCTAACGGTGCGCTGGTTACGGACGGCGGCATCCCTGTTGAAGTTGCTACCCCATGGCCGGTTAGCGTCATCTCTGAGCTGAAATTTACGCAGTCTGCCGATGTGATGACGGTGTGCCACAACGATTATCCTCCTCTTGAGATCCGCCGTTACGGAGAGGCTGACTGGCGCACCGCCGCAGTGACAACAACCAGCGGGCCATTCCAGGACCTGAACACAGACGACTCGGTAACTGTGTATGCCTCAGGCCGAACTGGATCCGTAACGTTGACTGCCAGCAGCCCGATTTTCAAAAGCCAGCACGTGGGAAAACTGTTCTACATGGAACAGAAAGCGGTAGATAGTGTTGGTCGGTGGGAAACCGATAAAGACATCGGGATCGGTGACGAGTGCCGATATCAGGAGAACTTTTATCGCTGTGTTGACGGCGGTTCTAATGGCACCACCGGCACTGTTGCTCCGACCCATACAACGGGAGATTCCTGGGATGGCTGGGGTCTTGGTGGCCGTAACGGTGTGCTGTGGCGCTATCTGCATAGTGGTTTTGGCGTGTGCCGTATTACCGCCGTCGCCGGAGATGGACTAACTGCAACGGCAGACGTTGTGCCACGTCAGGATGGTGAGATCGAGCTGCCAGCGCAAGTGGTAGGTAGCACCTTCGCCACTTACAAATGGGCGCATTATGCCTGGAACGATACAGACGGCTACCCGGGTACAGTTACCTATTACCAGCAGCGGCTGATTTTCGGCGGCAGCCGGGCATTTCCTCAAACTATATGGTGTAGCCGTACCGGTGATTATCACAACTTCTATCGCAGCAACCCGAAGGTTGACGACGATGCGATCACCTATAACTACGCCGGTCGCCAGCTGAACAAAATCCTGCACCTTCTCGATGTCGGTCAGCTTATCGTGCTGACCAGCGGCGGAGAGTTCAAGGTGACAGGCGACAGCAACGGTAACCTGACGGGAACCGGCGGCTTTGCGATGTCCGGTCAGTCATTCAACGGTAGCAGCGATCTGGCGCCAATAAACGTTGGCAGCGTTGCACTATACGTTCAGCAGAAGGGCTCCATCATCCGTGATCTGTTTTACTCATTCGACCAGGACAGCTATCAATCCAGTGATCTGACCCTCCTTGCCAGTCACCTGTTTAACGGTTACAGCATCAGAGACTGGGCCTTGTCTGTGCAGCCGTTCAGCGTTGCATGGTGTGCGAGGAGTGATGGCATGCTTCTTGGGCTGACTTATCTCCGTGAGCAGCAGGTATATGCCTGGCATCCGCACCCGATGACTAATGGCTATGTCGAATCGATCTGCAGTATTAGCGAAGGGCAGGAAGATGCGGTCTATGCGCTTATTCGCCGTACGGTGAATGGATCGACAGTTCGTTATGTTGAGCGACTGAATACCCGGCAGTTTACAGAGCAGCAGGATGCATTTTTCGTAGATTCCGGGCTGTCATACAGCGGAGAAAATACCGATTCGACACGCACGATGACGATTAGCACCGCTGGTGGCTGGACATATCAGGATGAGCTAACCCTGACCTGCAGCACTGCAATTTTCGATTCCTCCAGTACCAGCCAGGAAATTCACATTCCGTATACAGAGGACGGAATCAGTAAGTCGATGCGCATAAGCATTGCTGAAGTCGTTTCTTCAACCGTCGCTACCGTGCTGGTAAACCGTGATGTACCGGCAGCACTGCGCAATAGCGCGCAATCCACCTGGTCAATCGCCCGCCAGACATTTGCCGGATTATCCCACCTGGAAGGGCAGACGGTCAGCATTCTGGCCGACGGGAATGTTGAGCCTCAGCAGATAGTTTCTGGCGGTGAGGTGACTATCGAAAATCACGCTTCTGTAGTGCATATCGGTTTGCCGGTAGCCGCGGTTATCGAAACTCTGGACGTGAACGTTGCAGGGCAGTCTACGCTGCTGGATAAGACCAAACTCATCAATCAGCTTTGCGTAATGCTCAACAGCGGGCGCTCGGTTTGGGCCGGAACAGATGATGCTCACTTACTGGAGTATACCCAGCGTGAGTGGGAATTCTACGACGACCCGGTAGGGCTAAAGACGGGCATCATCGATATGAACCTCGATGCAAACTGGGAGCGTAACGGGCGGGTTGTAATTAGCCATTCCGATCCGCTGCCGCTTGGCATTCTGGCCATTATACCGCGCGTAACGGTAGGAGGCTGATATGCGAAAAGTTGAGATAGTCAGCGTTACTGACGAGCATATCAGCGCCATTCTCCCGCATGTCAGCCAGGCAGACCACGATGAGTTTATGGCTGCCGCCGGGATGACTCCGGAGGAAGTCATCAATCGCGCCATGAAAAGCGCTTCGGTAGCCGCTGCAGGGATGATTAACGGCGAGGTGGTAACCATCTTCGGTATATCTCCGGCATCGATCATTACCGGGCGCGGTATTCCGTGGCTTGTAAGCACCGACCACATTGAGCATCAGCCACTGACATTCCTCCGCCACTGCAGACCGATTCTTCGTGACATATCACGCGGATATCGCGTGCTTGAAAATTACGTAGATGCGCGTAACCACGCAGCAAAATCCTGGCTTCACTGGATGGGGTTCACGCTTGCTGACCCTGAGCCATACGGATTAAAGGGCATGCCATTTCACCACTTTACGAAGGAGATCGACCATGTGTGAACCAGCTACCGCAGCACTAGCCGTAACCGCAGTTGCTGGCGGTCTCAGTGCTTACAGTCAGATCCAGACAGGCCGCGCTAACGCCGCGCTGGCGAACGCTAACGCCGACGCTCAGGAGCAGGCCGCCCGCGACACTATCAACACAGCTAATGACCAGGCATACCAGCAGCGGCAGCAGGCCCGGCGGGTTGCCGGACAGCAAACCAATGCACTGGCTGCTAACGGCGCCGACCTGACGAGCGGTAACGCATTGGACCTGACAACTGAAACCATGCAGCAGGGCACGCTCGACGCGCTGACCACCATCAACAACGGCCAGCGACAGGCCGCCGGGTTGCAGTTCCAGGCTGATACCAGCCGCGCTCAAGGGAAAATTGATAAGCAGTCCGGAATGCTTGGCGCAGGTTCAACACTGCTCAACTCCACGCTGACCGGTCTTAATGCATACAAGACACTGGGCGGTACCTGGAAGCCGCTTTCCGCTAAGTAAAAGGAGCTGACTATGCCAACCGTTCCGCAATATCAACGCCAGAGCCAGACGCAAACCGCGCCGGTGATGACGAGTAATCTTCGTGTGCCGGAAAATCCGCTGGTGCAGGGCATCCAGCAGGCTGCTGATACGTCGATCAATATGATGGCTGATGCAAAGCGCAAGGCTGATGTAGCGCTTAGCCAGGATGCTCTGCTGCAGTTTAATCAGTTCGGTGATGACCAGTTCAACAATCCTGACAATGGTCTGATAACGAAGCAGGGAAAGGCTGCGCTCGGGCAAAGCGATGTCGTCATGCAGAACATGCAGCAGAAAGCTCAGGACTTGCTGGGTACAGTGCCGGATGGCGAGGCCCGTCAGCAGTTATCTTTTCAATTGCAGCAGTCCATGCAGTCATTTCACAACCAGGCCCGCCGGTATGAGGTTGACCAGTTCCAGCAATTTCAGGATCAGGCGTTTACTTCTGGAAACTCCCTGGCCGTAACTCAGTCCACCGATCTTTATAACGATAACCAGGCCTTCGTGGGTCTTGCCAAACAGCGTTTTGATGCTATTGATCAGTATGCTGATGCTCATGGCATGCCTGATGAATGGCGCGTGCAGCAGAAAACGCAGCTGAAGGAGCAGATGGGGCAATCGGCCTGGGTCGGAAACATTGCTCAAAAATACAGCGAATTACTTCAAACAAACGGCGAACCAGGAGATCTTGATGGTGTTAGCCGCGTTGTGGCTCACGGTAACTCTGGCGCAGCCAGGGGCCTGAGGAATAACAACCCCGGTAATATTGAAGCAGGTTCAAACCCCTGGGAGGGGCAGACGGGGAGTGATGGCCGTTTTGCTACTTTTGCGACGCCCGAGCATGGGATCCGCGCGCTGGGTAAAAACCTGCTGTCGTACCAGCGCCAGGGATACGACACCGTGAGCGAGATCGTTAATCGTTGGGCGCCGGCCAGCGATGGCAATAACACCGATGCTTATATCAAGGCGCTGTGCAGCGCTCTTGGTGTGGGAGCTAATGACCCGCTTGATGTGTCCAACCCTAAAACCCTTGCAGCTTTGTGTGCCGGTATTGTTAAGCATGAAAATGGCAGTGTTCCATATAGTGCTGACCAGCTTGAAACTGGCGTGTCGGCTGCGCTCGGGTTAACTAACCTTGATTCACCAAAGCGCTATACGGGAAATGCCGCTTTTGATGCTATGAGCCCTCAAATGCAAATGCAGGCATTGAGGCAGGCTAACGAGCTTAATAACCAGTACCGTCAGCAGTATGCTGAACAACTTAGCTCTGTAGTGAAGGATGCATATTCAGCTCTTGATGAGGGGCTTAGACCTGCTCAATTACCTTCTGAGGCTGATTTTATCCGGGCTAATGGCCCTCGCGTTGGGGCGTTGAAATGGCAAGATATGCAGGCGCAGATACAATATGGCGGCGTAATTGGTGCAGCTAAGGACCTTACCCCTGAAGGACGACAGGACATTCTTGAGCGACTTCGCCCACAGGATCCAAATGCTCCTGGCTTTGCAGCTAACCAGCAACGATGGGAGAAAATGCAGAGCAAATTTAAGCAAATGGATACAGAGTGGCAGGCACAACAGGGGCGCAACCGCTTAGTTTCATCCTTGCAAAATAACTTCCCCTTAGATCCTAACGACAAAAGTAACCAGGCAGCCGTGGACCATTACTTTGCTCAGGATATTGCGCCTTCGTTTTCGATATCTGATCCGCAGAGCATCAATGCGCTGGCCACCGTCACAACTAAAAGCGGCATGATACCAACGCAGGTCAAAACTATGCTTAACAGCGGAGCAACCTCAAGAGATCCTGCACTGGTTGTTCCTATGGCAAAATTCTACGGCCAGTTATTCGATAATAACCCGGCGGCCGCGGCAACCCTTGATAAGGGAACGATGGCATTTTATGGGAAGGTTTACGATTATTCCCGCGCTGGAGTTCCGGAGGATAAGGCTGTGGACATGGCATATAGCCAGGTATTCCAGCAGGATGACCGGATGAAACAGATGCTTTCCACTGCCATGCGAGACAAAAAATATGTCGCCGCACGGACAACTGCTGCACAAAACAATGCTAGCAGCCTGACCTCATTTGGTTCGTGGTCTCCAGACATTACCGATCCAGGCAAATCAAATGCGGCCTATCAACGTGATTACCAGACAATTTACGATGCAAACTTTGCACAGACTGGGGGCGATGCAGACCAGGCTGAGAAAATGACCAACGCCATGATCAGAACCACATGGGGAGTTTCTACTATTAATGGTAGTGCAGAGGTTATGAAATATGCCCCAGAAGCGCTTTATGGGGTGAACAGTGGATCCGGTAACTGGATAGAAGGCCAATGGTATCAGGAGAAAAACGAGCTTAAAGCTAAAGCTTTTGGTGGTGCTCGTAGTGATACTGATTTGGTTATCGTTTCTGATGGTGTCACGCCAAGAGATAAAAGCTATGCGGTCATGGTGAGACAGAAAAATCAGGACGGTTACGATGATGTCCGTCCGTATTATGGTGAGAATGGGCTTCCCGTTCGCTTCAAACCAGATCAGCAGACATCTCCGATGTACAGGCAAACCATGCAGTTCCAGCAGCAACGAGTCGATGAGGCTAGAGTGAAGCGAGAAGGAAATCCATTACCGCAGTTCAGTAACAATGAAGGCTATACGCCGCCAGATCTGACTAAGCCTTTTGGCTATGGTTCAGCCAATAACCTTCCTAGCAACATTTACGCAGGGGGCAAATAATGCCGACGTATGAACAGGATCCGAAAGAGTTGCTTGGCGAGGACATTCAGCAGATAGCCACGCCAGATGACAGCGATTTTTATATGGAAACGCCTTCTTTGCTCTCTGCCGTAAATCCATTTACCAGCGATCAGCGCGTTCAGCAATCCAGGCAAGCAGCTTTCCGCATAGATAACTCCTTGGGGAGTTTTATCGCCAGCGCTCCGTTCAGCCAGTTTGACCGAGTTGACGGCTATAACCCGTTTGATAATGATGCCGCAGATATTAAAGGCTATGAGGACTTTGCTGATTCATTTATCAACTCCGGATCGCCAGAGGAAACTCTTGCTATTAAGCACCGCATAGATCAGCAGAAGGCGGACAGGGAATATCTATCCGAGGTCGGAGGAGCAGGAACGATTTCAAGTCTGGCAATGGGAATGATTGATCCGGTTAACGTCGCTGCGATGTTCATTCCTGCCGGAGCCGTGGCCCGCGGCGGGAGCATAGCAGAAACAGCTGGCCGATTTGCTTTAGCCAATGCAGCTGGCAGTGTTGCCTCAGAGGCATCATTGCAGGCGACACAGGAAACAAGATCGGCGATGGAGAGCATTTCAAACGTAGCGGTTGATGCGCTTGTTGGCGGTATTCTTGGCGCTGGCGCACAGGTTCTTGCAGGAGCTGGAGCGCACGAGGCTGTGGTTAACTCAGTAGGGAATAACCTACGAGGAATGGACTCGCATCAAAGCATTGGTGCCGCCCAGGTTTTCAATACCACACTCGATCAGGAGCAGCTCGCCGGACTTGGACTTGCTAACAAAACGTTGAGCGTCACCCCTGCTGGCCGCCTGGCGCAATCCCCATCTCTTGTCTCCCGTCAGATTAACCAGCAGCTTGCCGAAAATAACTATTTCTTCGCCAAAAATGACGAAGGCCTAGCTACATTCACGGCAGCAGAAACAAAGATTAAGCAATACGATGCCATGCTCTATAAGCAGATGGAAACCACCCGAGACGCTTATCAGCAGTACAGCAAGTCCGTCAGCGCCAGCGGTGCGAAGAGGATGAACTTTGTAGATTTCAATGAGGCTGTGGGCATGGCTATGCGCCGCGGCGATCAGAGTGATATTCCTGAAGTGGCGCAGGCGGCCGCCAGTATTCGACCTATTTTCGAGAGCACAAAAGCCCGTATGCAGGAGCTTGGGATCCTTCCGGAAGATGTCGATGTTGTGACGGCACAAAGCTATCTTCCACGTATTTATAAGTTCGATAAGATACTTTCAGACCGCACTGAATTCAGGGGGAGGATAGCCAACTGGATACAGGGTATTAGTGCTAAAGGAGCTGATAAAGCCGGGCAGAGAATTGAAAAGATAAATGCAGGTCTGAAAAATGCGGAGGAATCAGCGCCGCGCGCTGAGGCCCTGGCGAGTGATATCGCCGAAGCCGAGAAATGGTCCGGGAAAAAAATCCTACTCATGGAAGAGCTGGATAAACGCAATAAGCTCATATCTCAGGAAGCTGACACACAGGCGCGCCTTACCAGAATAGAAAAACAATTGGCTGATACTTCATCAGAAAGACTTCAGGCCAGAATGATGAAAGAAAGCTCTGATCTTAAAACACGGCTTGATGATATAGCTCAGGCTAAAGAAGAGCTTCCGGTCTATCAGCGCCATATGGAGTTGCTGGATAACCCACGGAAATACCGTTCTGAGCTTCGCCGACTGCAAAAACGGGCAAATTCAACCACAAGGCTGAATGCAAGCCGCGAGCGGGCTCTAAAGCAGATGGAACCTCTATCCCGAGAGGAAGCAGAGGACGCTGCTGACGAGATCGTGAATAAAATAATCGGCGCACCTTCCGGACTTGTTCCTGCCGATATTATCCCGGAGAGACTCGTTGGCCGGGCTGGTTTCACCAAAAGCCGAACTCTGCTTATTCCCGATGAACGTATAGAGGATTTCCTGGAGTCAGATGTCAATCACATCATGGAAAGCTACCTCAGGCAGGTGGCTCCGGAAATCGAACTGACTGCGCAGTTCGGCCGTAAAGACATGGGGGATCAGATTCGCCAGGTTAGCGAAGAATATACGCGGCTGATCAAAGAGGCGAAAACGCCTAAACAACGCGCTGCGCTTGAAAAACAACGCGAAGCAGATATCAGGGATATAACTGCAATGCGCGACCGCCTTCTCGGTACCTACGGCGCCCCGCAGGATCCTCGCAGTTTCTTCGTTCGGGCTGGGAGGGTTGCAAGGAATGTTAACTTCCTTCGCCTGCTTGGCGGCATGACCGTCGCTGCGGCAACTGATCTGATGCGGCCGATGATGCAGCATGGTCTACGCAAATCTCTTGGTCCTATGGCCAGCATGCTAAGGAACATGGATGCCGTAAAGATCGCCACAAAAGACCTGCGCGAAATGTCTGTTGGCCTGGAGTACGTTCTTTCAACGCGAACCAAAGCTATTGCCGACCTGACCGATCCCTATAGCCGGCGCACTGCATTCGAGCGCGGTCTTAACTGGATGACGCAAAAGTTTGGGAACTGGACATTGATGAACCAGTGGAACAGCGTGCTTAAATCGTGGTCAGGAATGATTGTGCAGTCGAGGATACTTGATGCGGCTCGGCAGATATCCAGCGGCGGCGAGATAGCCAAAACCGAATTACGCAAGATGGCGCAGGTTGGTATCAATGAGGATATGCTGCGGCGCATCGGTGAGCAGTTCGGTAAGCACGGCGAGGATATGGATGGACTTCTAACCGGCCACAGCCACTTGTGGGACGATCGTCACGTTAGGGAGATATTCCAGGCCGCGGTGCTGAAGGATGTCGATTCGGTGATTGTAACCCCTGGCGTGGGCGATACGCCGCTGTTCTTCAGTAAAGAGGGGTGGAAACTGATCACCCAGTTCAAAACGTTTATCTTTGCTCAGCACAATCGCGTACTGGTATCTGGTATTCAGCAGGGGGATGCATCATTCTATCTGGGCGCTCTGGGTACTGTCGCACTCGGGTCTATGGTCTATATGATGAAGCAAAAGCTTAGCGGCCGCGATATCGACTACAGCTGGAATAACCTTGTGAAAGAGGGGATTGACCGTGGCGGTATGATTGGCTGGTTGTCTGAGCCACTGAATACCGTCGAGAACGTTAGCGGCGGCCGGTTTGGTCTTGGCGCGATGTTTGGTGCGCCGCCGGTATCCAGATTCCAAAGCCGCAATGCCATTGGTGCTATGCTGGGGCCGACCTTCGATCTCGGTGGTGATGCTGCAATGGTGGCGCATGGGGTACTGAACGGAGAATTTGACAGCCAGCAAACCCACGCGGCCCGTAAAATGCTACCATTTCAGAACCTGTGGGCGATATCACCACTACTAAACAAAGTTGAAGAGCAGATGAAATAAGGAAATATCATGGGGATTCTTGGTAAGTTCGGTAATTTTTTAGAGAAATCTGGTGTTTCTGTTTTTTCAAAAGAAACATTAAAACTGCTTACCGAGATGAATGATCAGGGTGTTTACCAATCATCGCTTGCGGCAGTTGACTTTGCGTTATCAATGAGAAATGAAGAGCACTTTGAAACCTTCGTACTTTCGAGAATTCTTCTCGAGCCGTACCAGTCCAGCAATGATGAGCGCATGACCTTATACAGGATTATGCAAGACAATTATGGTCAGGGGTTAAAAATGTTCAAGAAATCATTAGCTTTCGCAAAACAGTATGGTGGAGAAGATATTGTTAAAGGTGAATTTAATTTCAAATTAATGGGTTTCAGAATAATTATGTTCAACCTTGCATATAATTCTAAATTAATTGATTTTGATATTGCCTCAAAGTTTTATGAAACCTTGTGGCGATCTACAAAAGGTGACACTCCTGATAATGCTATTGATGATTTTATACAAAGAGAAAAGTTAATGGTAAGTATCGGCGTATCCGATCCAACTGCGAATCAAAAAAAAGAGGATTATCAATTTTATAAGAATGTGATTTCTTTGTGGGCAAGTCGTGGAATCATGAATGTATAA